CCCTCTGAAGTAAGGGCGATAGCCGGACGCCTCTGTGCCGCTCTTATATATCGAACGCGCTACTCTGAGGGTTCTCTTAGTGATCCTCAGTTTGCACAGGTTAAGTATAATGAAGCTATGCAAATGCTTCAGGATATCATTAGTGGTGACCTTGTTATCTCAGGAGTACCAACAACGCAATTTGATAATACGTACTTCTTTCCCAATGATGATTCCGAGCCTCCTAAGTTCACAATGAGTTCACAGTTTTGAGATCGATCACTTTTGAATGGGAACCTGATCCCGCTGTCTTTGCACAGCGGTTCTATGCTGTGGCGGGTGCCCTTGAAGATCGTGCAATTCCTCTTGCCGCCGCTAGTGAGGAATTGCAGTCTACTATTCGGGAACGATTTGATACCCAAACTGATCCCGATGGAGTACCGTGGAAAGACTGGTCTGATAAGTATAGGCCAGTTGCCGAGAAGTATCCCAATATCGGAATCCTTCAGAGAACAGGTGAACTTGCAGACGTTGCAAGCTCATCTAGAGCAACGGTAATTACAAATGACACTGTGTTCTATCAAACGGACTCCCTGCCTCAGTATGGTCTAGCCCACGAAGCGGGAATACCCAATAGAGGGCGTCGTGGGGGTGAACTCCCAAAAAGAGCCTTCCTCGGATTGTCTGAAGCTGCTGCACTCAAAATCTATGGTTACTTCTCTGAGTGGTTTGAGGAAGCTATCCAGCTATATGTAACGTCTACTGGCAGGGTTGCTCCACGACATGCGATTCATGGTGGGGGTGGACTTTTCGTCTCACGTTCCTCGGCTGGTAGAGGGCCACTACCCAAGTTCTGATTATGGCTCAAGACTACTACGATATCCTCCAACCATTCGATCATCTCTTCGATCTACTTGACGATAATCGGGCGACCCTGGGCCTTCGCTATATTGCACAGCACGAGGAAGACCTTATCCCGCAATATCCAGCCATGTTGCTACAGACGGACAGGACAGACACAGAGCAACATGCAACGGGTCAGTTCCTAAAACAATTTCATATCGACTTGTGGGTCTTCCACGCTGATATGTCAGTCGGTCAAAGTACACGGTCACGTAAGGATATCGAACTAGCCACGGCAATCCGAAAGTTGGTTCATGGTGACTATACACTCGGCGGTCATATCATCTTTGGATTTGTCGATGGAGAATTCCCAGGAATTACAAGTAGGATTATCAGTGGTGGTGTTTCTACAGTCGTGACAACTCGGCTGACATGGCAAGGACAGAACCGCGTCCCTTACGAGGCGGGGTAGGAGGTAATATGGCATTTAAGCTAGAAGCTAATCATCCTGACTTTCCGAAGGGATGGGAGTTGGATTGTGACGGTATCGGAGTTAAGAATGGTGGTAGCGTTGCAATCACGGCAGAAATGGAAGAAGCGTTCATTGGAAAGAATGGTCGCTCGATTGAGGAAATCTACGGACACAGTGAAATCCACAAGTTGAGTGGTACGAGTGAGCTAGGTTCAAAGTCAAAGAAGGTCGATTCTGAAGGGGGTGACAGCTAATGCCTGCGGGTCTTGGTGGTGGCGGTAAAGTTGGTATCGCTTTTGAAACCGTAATGGGAACGTATGTTGCTCCCACGATCTTCGTGCCGGTTCTCAGCGAAAGCCTGGTCTACCGTGAAGAGAAATACTACTCTGAGCAGATTCGTCAACAGACGATTACCTCAGACGTTAAGCCGGGTTACTACCACGTCGAGGGTGATATCGAAATGGAAGTTGATCCGACGAACCATCCGTACTGGCTTTATGCCTCTCGGCATACGCCTGCAAAGACGGGTGCTGGCCCATACGAGTACACGTTTGTCCCGTCGAGCGCAGGTTCGGCATCGACGGCGGCTGGCGCAACAACGGCGAAGACTATTTCGATCACCATTGTTCGTAACAGTGTTGTCTTCGGTTACACGGGTTGCACGGTCGGTAGCTTTGAGTACACGATTGAAGATGGTGTCCTCAAGTGTACGATGACGGTTATGGGTCTTGCCGAGGCTGTACAGTCGGCTCCGTCTCCCACGTGGGTTGCCGCTGATCTACTTGGTGCGGACGCTCATAATGTCTACCTTGCGGCCTCTGCCGCTACGCCGACGTTCGGCGCAGTTGATACGGGATTCAATGGCTTCACGTTCCGTGCTAACTACAATGCAGAGGCACAGAATCGTATTGTTGCTGCACGGAGTGCGTCCTATATCAGCTTCGGTATCACCGAAGCTGAGATTGAGTCCGAGCTTGACTTCCTTAACAGGACGGACTACGACAACTTCGTTAACAACACTCAGCGAGCAATCAAGCTGGAAAGCTGCAATGGTGGTGCCACCTTCGCGGCTGCAACGAGCGCAATTGTCCTACAGGGCAATAGAGTCAGCTATGACGCCTATGACGTTGGACTTGAAGGCATGGGCGATCTGATCATGGCAGGCTTCACCGGACGTATCATTGGTATTGCTGCTGGCAATGCTTATGAGATCAAGGTCAAGTCTCCTGCCAACATTTCGTAACGTAAGGGATAAAGGAGAGAACGATGCCCAAAGCAACAGTTGATCCCGGTACGCACCGATATGAGTTGAAGACGTGCCCTGACGGGTATGTTGAGCTTCGCACACTTTCATTTCACGAAATGGAGATGCGGAAGGATATTGCGGGACGCATGTATCAAGAAGAGAAGGTGTCTCGCGCCCGTCAGGGTAAGCGTACTGATGTAGGTGATGAAGAAGTAATGCGCGCTTACTTTGAGTCCATGAATGTCAAGGTCACAGAGTTTGAATTCCGTGCCTGTATCATCGATCACAACCTCTTTGTCGATGCGGCTGAAACTCAGAAGATCGATTTCACCAAGCCGATGCACACGTGGAAGCTTGATCCGAAGATCGGTGAAGAGATTGGTAAGTACATCACTGAGCTTACACAGATCGATGAGGATGATGTTGGCCCTTTGCCGATTGCGCTCTCCTCATCCTCACCGATGATGGAAACGGATACAGAATCCAACATGCCGAGTCTCTCTACGGTAGAGAACTAGTCCTAGAGGCGTATAGATGGTTGCGCTATGGTGCAATCTGCAAGACACTCCATGTCCTCCCACGTTCAGGAGGTATGTTGGATCAGCCTGCCAGTGAGATGCTTAGGCTAGAGCAAATTCTCAATGCGTACAATCGATATGACGACTATATGAGTCGTAAGTCGGAAGTACGTCAGAAGAATCGCAATCGCCATGAACCTACCGTCGAAAGGACGGAGGGAATCTAGCCATGCCGATGCAAGCTGGTAGTCTGATGGTAGTCGTCCGAGCGCAGGACTTCGCGTCTCGGACGCTCCGTCGTGTGGGCGCAGAAATGCATGGTCTATCTCGGCAACAGAGAATTGATGCAATGCGCCAACAGACGATGTATCAGAAAGCGTCTGCTCAAAATCGAGTTTCCCTTGCTGAATCGAATGCCCGTCGCCTATCCTATATCAAGGAAGGTATGGGACGGCAGAAATTGCTCAATGATCAGACTGCCGCGATGGAACGCTTTACTACGGCACAGAGAAAAGTAATGGTAAGGGGTAGGTTTACTCAGGGAATCGATCGTGCTTCTATAAGAGAGTTTCAGGATGCCTCTCGCGCAATTCGTACTTATGGTCTTGAAGGTGTGCTTGCCGCAAAGAGACTAGCAGCAGCACGTTCAATGATTGACTCAGCCCCCAAGCGAATGAAGAAAGCTGATAGGGCATTTATGTCCCGTGAGCTTGTCAATGCTGAACGTGCAGTTAGAAGCCTAAGTGCTGCCCAACGTGATGGAATGAAAGATTGGGATAGGATCAATAGACAAGTAGCGAATTTCGATAAGCGACTTCAGACCTTACCAATAGGTCTGCAACGGGCTGCTCAAAATCAAGCAGCCTATGGTGATGCCTTATTCCGCTCTAATAGACAACTAGAGCGCGCTGCTAAGGGCTTGAGCGACGCCACAAGAGCAGAGATGCAATTTAATAGTGCCCTACGACAAATGCCTATACAGAGGGTACATGACTTTGCTCATGCACTCGGTGGTATTGGTAGAACTTTCCAGTTGTTCGGCGCTGTGGGCACTATTGCCTTTGGTCTAGCAGCAAAAACAGCAGCCGACTTTAGTAAAGCTACGGCTCTAGCATCTACACAGGTAACGAGGATCGGTGCAGGCTTCAAGGAAGCTGAAGCTGATGCTGCTTCGCTACGATCAGAGATTCTCAAACTAGCGAAGGAGTATCCATACTCAGCTAAAGAGATGGCCGATGCTACCTATGAGATTTTCT